GGTGATATTAAAGGTCTTTGTATTGAAAACGTAGATGGGCCGTTTAATCCAAGTGATGATTATCCTGCTGCACAGTTGGTTTCAAGGAATATTATGGGTAGAACAATCGTTCATATCGTTCCTACTGTTGAGATTGAAAAGAAGTCTTGGACTATGATGGGTGGACACTATGGTGCAACATCTGATTCAAGGTTTAGTGAAAAGGTTGAAGAAATGATGGGTACACCATTCTACGGTGCGCTTGCAATTCACGACAGAGTTGAGTAAAAAACACTTGACAAATCTATTGACATAGTATAGAATATGCTATGTAGAGTGAGAAAAGAGAGAAAATATTATGGAACAGAAATTAATTAATTATATCAATGCCCAACGTAAAGAGGCTGAGGAATTCTCCAAACAGCCTGGTTGTTGGATGGGTTCTATGGTTGAACCAGAAAATACAGAGTATTGGAACGACAGAGTTCCCTCTGGTACTCTTGCTGAGTTCAATCGTATTGAACTTGAGGAGTCTGCTTATTACTGTGTTGCTGATGCGTACAGTAAGAGTTATGCCCGTTCACTTGATTTTGCATCTATGACAGATGAAGAGTTAGATGCTGAAATCGAAGATGCTTGTGACACAATGAAACGAGAACAAGAGTGGGAAAAACAAATGGAAAAGGATGCGATTGAGGAAGAATTAAAACTTGCTGATTCGCTGGGAATTGATGTTCCTACCCTTCAACGATGGATACAGCAGGAGGCTGCATAATGATTAGAACAAAACAAGAAGTTGCTTATAGGGTTATTGATTTGACTGGCCCAGAGGGAAATGCGTGGGCCTTGATGGCATACGCTCAAGACTTTGCTAAACAGTTAAACTTCAATAGTAAAGAAATCCTTGATGAGATGCAGTCAGATGACTATGAAAACCTTGTCTCTGTATTCGATAAATACTTTGGCGATTACGTTATATTGGAGCGATAGATGACACCCTTTGAACAGGCATTCCTTGCCACTTCACTTCTTGCTATATTCTTTTACTTTGGTAAATACCTTGGTAAGCAAGAAAGAGTTGAAGACATTGTAGAACACACCTTTAATATGCTTGAAAAGAACAACATGATTAAAGTAAAAAAATGTGAAAAAACTGGTGAAAAAGAGATTTTACCTATTGACAAAACTATCTAACTGTGATACTATATACTTGAAAGTGAGAGATTAATTATGATTTACAAAAACATCGGCGCCGCAATCAAGGCGGCCAAAGAAATGTGTGCTGCGTTGGAGGCCAACGTAAAAATCACAGAGTGCAAAGAGGGATACGAACTCTTTGGAACTGGAAAATTCGTTATGGAAATTAAGGAGTAATACTATGAAAAAAACTATTATGACATTAGGTATGGTACTTGCATCAACATCAGCGTTTGCTGCAAATGTGCAAGATGTAAATAAGACTGTTATCCAACAGATGCCTTATCAGGTAGAAGTCTGTGGTCAACAACATTACAGTGGTGACAAAACTGGTGATACACTAGGTGGTGCTATCATTGGTGGTATTATTGGACACCAGATTGGTGATGGTAAAGACCGTAAGAACAATCGTAATATTGGTGCAATACTTGGTGGAGTTATTGGTCACAACAATTCAACTGCCACTGGTGGTTCTCGACAAGTTTGTAGTATTGAAACACGATACAACGAAACTCGTGTAGAGGTCTACTCACACAGTATTGCAACATTCATGCACAATGGGCGACAGTATTCTGTACGTTTCCAAAAGTAAGAGGTTATTATGAGTAATGTGTATAAATACTCTACCTATGAAGAAATACCGATTTCGGTAGAGTCCTATATAATAACAGTGGCAGATGTAAAAGCATTAGAACAAGTGCCACTAGAAGATATCAACTCTTTCCTAAATGGATTGGAAGAGTTTGATAAAAGTCTGCCTCCAATGAACATCGAACAGATGGCAAAAGAGATGGACGCCAGTTGAGTTATTCTGCCCTTAGCTCAGTTGGATTAGAGCAACAGCCTTCTAAGCTGTGGGTCGCAAGTTCGAGTCTTGCAGGGCAGGCCAAACTTAACTTTGACAGAAGGATATAATGAAGTACAAGAAAAAAAGTGAAAAACCATTAAGTGGCACTACGGTAATGGTTCGCAACGGTGATGTGAATGGTGCAATGAGAGTATTGAAGAAACGTCTTATGAGAGATGGATTTTTTCAAGAACTACGAGAAAGAACTTACTATGAGTCTCGTGGTACAAAAAGACGTAAAGAGAAAGCTGCTGCAACTCGTAGGTACAAAAGAAATATGCAGAAGCGAATGGATGAACTAGGTTATTAAAGAGGTGATAAAATGGCACGTGCCGTTAATATTGAGAGTGATAAGACCCTACCAAAGAAACGTAAAACTCGTAAACCAATGTCTGCTGAACAGAAGAAAGCAGCAGGGGAACGACTTGCGATTGCACGAGAAAAACGTCTCGCTGCAAATCCCCCAGAATATAAATCAATCCACCCAGATGTTCTCGCCCGAGGCGATGAAAATGCATGGAGTCACATCAATGTGAAGAAGTGGATTAAGACACAAAAAGAATTACTGTCTGTTGCAAGAAGTGATTTGCGCCGTAAGGTAAAGGGTGCAGAGGCACAAGTCTCTAGTATCTCTGGTTACATTCGTAACCTAGAAAACTACTTACGTTCTGGAATCTATACAGATTTATTTTGGGGTGAACATGGACAGAACAGATGTAAGACAGTTTGTTTAGTCATGGCATATCACCCAGACGGTACACCAAAAAGAAGTGTGGGTGTTTGGTATCCAGACATTCAAGAAACTTGGACAAAGGAAATGGAAAATGAACGATAATGGCCCAAAGAGTAATGTGGTACAATTTCCTTTGAGAAGTGCCCCAGATGCAAATATCAAAATTGATAATAAAGCATTAGTTATGCATGATGACTTGAAGTTTGCTGAACATCTGACTGAAGGTCTGGTAGTAAATCTCATTCACAATCTTGGCGAGAATGGTATTGATACCAAAGACACTGAGTTCATTCGTGATATTGGGTTTACAATCGAATTAGTAAAATCAATAATCTATAGAGGTTTAGGTATGGGACATCCTATACAACACCTTATTGGAATGTTTGTGACTACTGATGAAGATGATGAGGACGGTGTATATACTACCTTTGATATTGACTCGCTCGCAGAGTTTGTTGGTATGGATGATGAGGATTTAGATAAAGATTGCTAAATCTCTTGACATTTGGGTAATTATAGACTAATATATAATAATATGAAATATAAGGTGAAATACTATGATATTGGTTGATATGAACCAAGTGACTATCAGTAATCTAATGATGCAGATAGGCTCTAAGCAACAGAACGAGGTTGATGAAGATTTAGTTCGTCATATGGTATTGAATTCTATTCGGATGTACCGTTCTAGATTTCAAGGTGAATATGGTGAGTTAGTACTTTGTTATGACAGCAAAAAGTATTGGAGAAGAGACTACTTCCCCAACTACAAATCCAATCGTAAGAAGGACAGGGCAAACTCTGGACTTGATTGGAATTCAATTTTTGAAACTCTAAATAACATTAGAGATGAAATTAAAACACACTTTCCATATAAAGTTCTAGAAGTAGAGGGTGCAGAGGCAGATGATTGCATTGCTGCAGTCGTACAGCACATTGCCGTAACACCTACAGAATTTGAGAAGGTGCTTATCTTGTCTGGTGATAAGGACTTCATTCAGTTGCAAAAACACAACTTTGTGAAACAATATTCGCCTGTGTTGAAGAAGTTTGTTAAGGACATTAATCCAGACATATATATTAGGGAACACGTTCTAAAAGGTGACAGAAGTGATGGAGTACCAAACTTTTTATCATCTGATGATACCTTTGTAAATGAGTTGCGACAGAAACCTTTGACTAAAAAGAAACTTGCAGTTTGGATTGACCTTGCTCCAGAAGATTTTTGTACTGAGGATATGCTTCGTAACTATCAACGGAACAGAACACTAATTGATTTGGAGTATATTCCAAGTGACTTGAAGGAACGGATTCTAGAAGACTATAGAAAACCACCAAAAGGTGAACGGTCAAAACTACTAAATTATTTTATTAATAAAAGATTGAAAAATCTTATGAACGACATTGGAGACTTTTAATATGGTTCAAAATACATACACGCCACTTTTATCTGAAGTATTGGATAAGGTGCATAAAGCAAAAACTAAAGACAAGAAGGTTGCTATCTTAAAAGAGTTTGATACTGAACCTTTGAGGATGGTTATCAAATCATCATTCGACCCTAACATTGAATGGGAGATGCCGTCAGGTGCAGTACCATATCAAGCAAATGAAGCACCGATTGGTACTGAACATAATGTGATGCGAAGAGAGTGTAAGAAACTCTATCGTTTTATTAAAGGTGGTGACCCAGCGTTACCTCGTGCAAAGAAAGAGACACTGTTTATTCAGATGCTCGAAGGACTTCATAAATCTGAAGCAGAAATGGTTGTCCACGCAAAAGACAAGAAACTGCATCAGGTATATAAAGGACTGTCTGCGGCAGTCGTAAAAGAAGCGTTCAATTGGAACGATGATTTCATAAGGAATAACTAAATGAAAGAAAACTATCAACACTGTTTGGAGATGATTCTCCATCACGAAGGTGGTTATGTAAACCATCCTAAAGACCCTGGCGGCGAGACAAACCTCGGCGTCACGAAAAGAGTTTATGAAGAATGGA